CCACGTACCGCAAACCGTCCGTTATTGCTTCTGCGGATTTTTCGTGTTTTTTTGTCCTCGGGTAAGCTTTCGGGTCGGAGCGCCGTAAGTCTAATAACCCAATTAATCCTTGATGTTTTGGTTTAATTCTATTTACGATTATGGGGGCTTGACCGCGGCCTTTCAGTCTTGATATTTGCGCTTCTGTTAATTGCTTGCCATCTACATAATCCCGGCATTTTTCGTTCATGGCTCTAGCGTCTGCAGTAGCCTCTAAATATAACTCAACGTCGCGTTGTTGGTTTATAAGCTGCTGGTCTAATGTTTGTTTTATCATTTTTGTTATAATTCTTCCATTATTCAGTTTGCCAGTCTTCGTCGTCGCTATTGTCTAAATCGTAAAAATCTTTTGGTGCTTTAACTTCTTTAATTTCATTTCTCGGGCTGTATGTTTGGTCTAGTATCCTACCAAACAATCCGCACACGTCAACTTTATCATCAAATTTGCCAGTAGGGAATTTACACAATTGGTCTATTAACTCATTTCCCCAAGTTGTATTGGGGACGTAAACCTTTCCTTGATGTGCCAACGCTTGAAATGCTCTTGCGTTCGCCGCTTTGTTCGCGTGTGAGTTTATCCACTCTAAGCGGTAATAAACACGACCGCGCATTGCTTTTTGTATGAATGGCTCAATACTGCGCCTGATTAACCCGCCCTCAGCTACCCATAATAAAGGACTGTGGTTTTCTACTAGTTTCTGTTGCTCATCTATCCACTTATCAGCTGTTGTTTGACCCGACCACCAATCCACTAACCAAAGATTTTCTTCTTCATCAAAACCGCCTATAGCTTGCTCAGTAAAATCGCCTTTGCCGTCAGATACGGCATAATCTCCCGCCCCATATTTACATAACTCTGGCTCTTTGCCAATATTGAATCTTTTAAACCAATCGCGACGGAAAAAGTCACCCTCTTCAGAGGACGGCCTTTGTTGGTATAGTGAATTCCATCCGCGCTTATCTGGTATACTTTGATTTGCTTTTGTTTGTTCCCACCAAGACACAGGGAACCAATCCGTCCAAAGATATTCTCCAATTTTTCTGCCTAGTGGGTCGTCCTCCATATCACACTGAGCTTGTAAACTCAGCACGTACCATAATTCCCCCGTCCGGCTTTTTACCCAACCTGATTTACCGTCCCAATCCTCTGGAAGGATTGAACCTGATAAATCATCACTATGCCACCGCGTTTGAATTATTATCCGCCAGCCTTTTGGCTTTAAGCGTGTGGTTAAGTCATCCCTGTAAGCTTCTTTTATTTTTTTTCGTATTACTTCGCTTTCAGCATCCTCACGGCCTTTCGTTGGGTCGTCCGTAATAAGCCCATCAGCGCGATTCCCTGTTACTCCTGATAAAATCCCACCACACATGTAAGTTGACGCATTGGTAAGGCTCCAATCATCGACTGCGGCATTATCTCCCGACAATCCAGTGTCGAATAATTCTTTGTATTCTTTGCTTCTAACTACTTGCCGGCACTTCCTGCCGAATTTTTTTGCTAGGTCACTTCCGTAGGTGGTCATTATTATATTAGAGTTGGGATATTCCCCCATAAACCAAGTAGGAAACACCACGCTAGCATACGTGCTTTTTGCGCTGCCCGGCGGCATGAATAACATTAAGTTTTTTATATTACCGTCCGCGACCTCTTGTAGTTTGGTCATAATCAAATCGTGATGTTCAGCCGGCGTAACATTATCGCGGTAAAATTCTTCGCAATCTTCGTCATTATTTACCGGCGCCCCGGGAATATTAATATATCTCGCGAATTTATGAAGGCTCTTTCTTGTTTCCCTTCGTTTCTTTTCCTCTAGCAGCGCCAGTAATTCCAACCGCTCCGATTTTGGTAGTAAGCTCAATGATTCTGCTGTTAATTTCGTCGTCAAGTTTTGTTTTTACCTCTATGGCCTCACCATCTTTACCGGTTAGCTCTATACTTGATTTTTCACCGTACTTTTTAGGCCTCATTTTTCCCATAAGCCACTTTCTAGTTTCGGCTCTTAATCGAGCGCGGGATATAGCCTCTTCATTCAAAGCTACAAAAGTAGTTCCGTTACGTGAGTTCTCGCGCTCAACCCAATCATTACGGCTGTCGTCCACGATATCTAGCATTTCTTCTGCGAAAGCGTCCGCTTGTTGCTCTTTCGCACGCGTATACTGGTCACGGAAGGCGTCGTTTTCTAAACACCACCTCATCATCGTAGTTTTTGTAGGCATGCCCTCAAGCGCTTCTATATGCCTAAGGGAAAGCCCTTCAGCTATATGGTAACAAATTTCTAATGCTAGTTTTTCTGTATATATTGATTTTACCGGCATATACCATAATCTTCTACTATTCCCGCGTTTGGGTCTTTAACTAAGATATCCAGATAAATTACAAACGTTTCCACTGTAGTTGTGAATTTGACTTGCACCTTGCTTCTTCCGGCTTCGCCAAAAGTTAATAATGCGCTTGCAACGTTTGCAGCTAATGCCGCTCCTGTAATTGCCGCTTGCCCTGATTTAAGAGTCCAAGTAACGCTTGTTACTGTATTGTTGTTTTCTTGCCATGGCGATACATTAAAGCTAAATGTTTTTGCGGAGTTTATTAATGCAGTATCCCTTATAACATCTGGATTGTTGCTTGCTCTAAGTGTGTAATTTTCGGCCATAATCCACGCTGTTAAAGGCCCTAATGATGGGCTATTGAAAAGTTTATAAACTTATTGCTATTATATTTACATATATACTACTTAGTGTCAATGGTGTCAATTTGTTTTATAAAATCTTGGATTTCTATTATTGAGCGTTTGTAGACGATACGTATATGCTCGTGACTATAGCCTTTCCCTGTTCTAATTTTTAATAGCTCCGCTGTTTTGCGAAAACTTAATCCCGATGATTTTATCCAGAGTAATGTTGCTATTGTTTTGGGGTTATCGGTTTTCTTAGATGCTTGCCTTATCCAACTTATAGCTTCGTCTGCTTCGGTTATCTGTTTGGGGCTTGGTCTTATCTTTGTTGCCCTCTTTAAATCGTCCCTTGCGCCCTCGCTGTTGTATTCTAACCAATCCTTGCTTGACCTAATAATATCAGGCATACCCGATTTTGCGTCTAATTTCTTCATGGGGTCTGGCATTGCTAAGTATACATTTACCGCATCTTCTAATCTGATTACTATTTCTTTTTTTTCCATTGCAGGCCTTTGCTTTTGGTTGTTTTTTTTATTCTATGCGACCTCGCGCTTAATTGTATTTTTAGCGGCTTGCTGTTTTTTACTTTGTCGATAATCCACTCGGGGTTAAGCTGAGCCCAATCACACACCAAAATAAAATCTTTGTTTTGGTGTGAAAAATATTCAAAGTTGCCCGTTTCCTGTGCGTCATAAATTGCCGCTATTACAACCGATTGCCATAAGCGCAGTGTGTCCATTAATAGTACCGTTGCAAGTTATTGTTTCAATTTATCATCTTATATAAGTTCTAACAATATTTATTTAATATTTATGGTAATTCTTGTTGACTCGTATTACCGTTGGTGTTAAGTTCTGTTTATCAAAACAACATTAATAGGTAATAAAATGAAAACTCACTATTGGAATGCATACCGCGATTTAAGTCAAAAAGAAGGTTTTTTTATAGAACAATCCAGAATGTTTAATAGTATCGAAGAAGCTATACAACACGCTGTTCATTATCCTGATTGGGTTTACTCGTATACGCTAGAAGTGTCGCTTGAAAGCGCGAGGCGTATTGATTTAGAAAGAGAAATATTAAATGCAAGATTTCCAGATGAAGATGGTGAAGGCGCAAGGTATGACGATAACAGAAAGGATACGTGCAATGATGATTAATAATATTATATCGGTAGATATCCTAGAAATAGACGAGCAAACCGACGAAATGACTGAGCTTTTTATTAAAATGACTAATATTATTATTAAAAAAGGAAAGGCAACATGAATGATAATGAAAAGATATTAATGGGTTTTGTTGTTCTGGCCACAATATTAAGCGGAGTTTTTGGCTTTCTCTCGCACAAAGATAATAGCGCGTCCATGAAGGAATGCCAAAGGATGCACTCGTATGATACGTGCAGGAATATATTACGATGATGGAATTACCAATGAACTATAAGTTTGAGCTTGAACGTGATGCCGTGGTTGCGAATATGAAAGTATCATCTAGCCAAAACATAAGGCGTATAAGCTATAAACTTAAAAAGATGCAGTACGAGCATGCTTTTCAATGGAAGGAAAATAATCACGATTTGTGGGAAAAGTTTTTAATAATTATT